GAGTTCGATTCTCGTACCCACTACATACCACATTGAAAATAAGATATTTACAAAAAGAGAGTACTAAAACAGGGACTATTTCATTATTAGTAGACCTATTTTTAATATAATTCCGGAAAACCATAAGAAAAATAATCATAAAAGTAAGGCAGCCTAATAAGCTGCCTTTTTACACAAAAACTAGATAGATAAACAGGAAGTATCCCCTGCTTTTGGTAATCTCATTGTTGACACTGCAAATATACAAAAATGTGCATTATATTTCTTCCAATTTTGCTCTAAACTTCTGGAACATATCAATGGTCGGGTAAAAGGTTGGATTCTCCCAGTTTTTCCCTATCATCTGGATCATCGCCTCTATATGACTTTTGCAGTCTATTACTTTGATGCATTTATCCAAGACCAGTCCGCCTTCCGGGTAGGTCTTGTTATTTAGGGTATCCTGCGCCCATGAGAGCAACTCTCTGATTGATTCTTGGTCGTATTTATTATCTTCTGCCATCTTATTGAGTTATTACTAGCTTTATATTCAAAAAGTCCAAGATCTTTTCAATCTTTTCTTGTCCTAAATTCGTTTTTCCGTTAAGAAACAAGGACATGGTACTCTTTGTTACCTCTACATACTCCGCAAGATCCTTTGATTTGACATTGCGGAGTTTCATTGCTTCTTTGACTGTTTCCCGTATCATTCCATTCTCCAGTTGACTTGATCATCAATAGCTTGATCTAAAGTGTAATCACATTTAGGATATTCAGCTTCTCCCAAACCTGTACGGAGATCAACAAACCAACTTTCTTCATTTTCACTGATGATTGCATTCTCAAAACCTTCTACCGTTTTCTCAATGATTGTTTTCATATCTTTATTTTTAGTTGTTATTACTTTGTTTCTTATTTTGATGTTACAAAGATATAAATAGTTTTTGTAATATCAAACTTTAACGTTTGGATATAAAAAAGCCCGGCATGTTGTATACCGGGCGATTCCATTTTAAAAGAGGCAGTTATAATGGAAAGGAGCTCTTCACCAAATATATAATCCTCAAAGCACAAGAGATTCCTTTTATTGAGGATCATGCACGCCATATATTTTGGCGGGGAGAGTAAAAGAAGGGAGCCCTGTGCGGACAATCATATTTTGAATATACTCTCTAAAATAAGGCCAGATAAATACTGATAAACTTATCTCTTTAAAAACATCAAAGAAATCTTTTGTTATTGTAACCTCTTTTAATTTACTATATCTGACTTTAAATTCTCCAGATATAGTAAATAGTTTCTCCGCATTTTCTTGCTCGCCAATTATACCATCAAGCTTAAAGGAAGCTATAAAACAAGCATTACTTTCGGATTCAGAAAACGAGTATTTATCTTTAAAATTTAAATTGATAGAGCCTCCTTCTGATACACACTCAAACACCTTAACATTCCCATCCGAAAGAAATATATTATCTAATTTTATAGAAGTTAATATTGAAGAATATTCTTCTGGGGTAATCTTATTTTTCATATTTATACAACTGATTTAAATTCGGTATGTTCATAAAAACGAGATTGAGTAGCATTACAAAACAAGCTATTTGTTTTGTAATTAATTGAATTAAGGTTCCTTAAAATCATATCATTTTGGGCAGTAATCTTTTCATCAATCTCATCTATTTTTCTTTCACATTTCAATGAAACATCATGTTGCCCAATTCCGTATGCTAACAATTGATTAACATAAGAATTAAGGGAAACACCATTCATTTTAGCTTGTTGTATCAACGAAGAATGAACCCATGAGGATGTTCTAACTGAAAATGTACCACTTGAGTTTTGCTCATCATTTACAACTTCAGGGATAGGTTCTCCTTTTTCATACAACATTTCTATAAAAGCATCTTTTTCCTCAATAAAACTATTTAAAGCAGATACTTTATCTTCTCCTATCCCATGACAAGCATTTAGACCAAGCTCATTGCAGTATGCAACATACCACTTTTCGCCATCAAGTTCTTCTTTTTTAATAATAACATTGTACTCCAATGATTTGTAGTACTGTAAATCTTTACGTGACATAATTGTATTGGGTTAGTGAGTTATTGCTTTTTCTTTATCCTTATTATTTCAATTAATATCGGATAAAGATACTGTTTAAAATTAGTCCTCTTTATTAGGACTTCATTGCCACCTTTATGAACAACGTGTACTCCAAAATATTTGCCAGGTGTTGGAGCTAAAGGATGGTAAAATCTTTCCATAGAACCACGTGGACTATCTTGTAATTTTGCTCCAAGAAATTCTGCAATCTTAACCACATGATTAAAAGGAAGATCCACTACAGGAGCACTATAAAGATTTTCTAGTTCTTTTTCCGCATCCTCAATAGTGGTATCATCCGTTATTTTAAACTTGAATTTCATATAAAACCGAATTTTGGTTGCAAATATAATACCAATATTTTAATTTATAACAGAAAAAAGATGAAAAAAGTTCATTATCTTACTCTTATTTACACTTAGGCTCCTTTATAAGTAGAATAAAAAATCCCCGGTTACATAACCAGGGACAAACACAGAGATACAACCCTTGCAATAATCACAAAGGGAATCAGCCAATACAACCACCTTTCTAGGCGTTCCATAGCATCACCAGCAGAAGACGGCAGAAATCTGAATGATACCGGTCGTCGGCTTGATCAAGCAATATGTCCAGCTTAACGTTTCTCATTTTCGAGCACTGTTTTTATTCGTTCTTCAGTAAATCCAAATCGGGCGGCAAACTTTTTGAAAGCCTGCATCTTGTTGTTAGGGATAAGAGAATACATACTATTAATGGGAGTATCACTCTTTAATGCTTTTTGCACTTGCTTCTTTTTCATGGAATTAATGTATTAAATGTTTAACCTTGTTTTTACAGCAATTACACTCACATAGTAATGACTTCGCGTATTCCCATGTCTTTTCGATGATATCATCACCAATATACTGAATTTCTTCTCCATATGGATCTATGCCGAACGCCTGGCAGATATGGGTGGCCATGTGCCCACATTCATGCCGCCAGGACTTGGCAAACTCCTTTGGTGAAGAAGTGATAGCAATAACCATTACCGTTTCCCGTGCCCCGAAGTTGGAGTAAGTAACTCCGGTATTCAAATTGCCGGAGCTAATATTATCATACGCGGTACGGAGCATATCACCGTCGCAGCCGATGGAATGCATATTATCGAGTATTTCTTCTGTATAATATGTATCTACCGCATAGTAAACCATGCAGTTCCAGTCGTACTTGGGTAATGTAAACCGTTGCCTTATCATTTATCAAAGCATTTCGTCCCACTCAATAGGTTCTCCGGAAGCAATCATTGTTGCATACCATCTTCTCATTGTTGTTCCGTCGGGAGCATCAGGATCATCAATTGTATCCTTTATATAAAGAGCCAAATGCGCTTCATCGGGAATAGATGACTTCAGATAATCCGCCTTACCCATGTTGGCTACATACACATAATCATATAGCACATTATTTTCAAGCTTAATGCCATACCTGGTAAGTAGCTCATCTACTTTTTCTTTTGATATTGGCTCAATTCGCTCTTTTTTGCCGGTGGAAGGATTAAGCTTTTTCATGAGCGACACTGCAAACTCACACATTTTCTTATTGAAATGCCAACCAAAGTTAGACAAGTACGCTTCCATTTCTTCTGGCCTCTTATCTCTTATATCCAAAGGTTCTCTTCTCATGATTTAATAAAGTTATAGGGAGTAGAATCAATCCACTCCCTAATTAAACATTAACGGTAACGGGAATAGCGTCCTGTACCACGTACGCCACGTCTCTCGCCATAGCCGCCACGACCGGAACCACCACCATAATCACCACGTTCGCCCATCTCGTCATAACGGTCGTCGTCATCGTCATAATAACGTTCACGTCTTCCCATGCTTTCACCACCGGATAATTCTTCGATGCATTGCATCAGCTTACCACCGTATTTAAGCATCTTTTCAGCGTAGTCGGACATTTTCTCGACCTTGCTCTCGGAAATCTCAATCATCATCATACTATTGTTTTTTAGAATTGTTACTACCAGATGCCTTTTCAGAAGACTTGAAGAAATCAGCCATCATAGCCTTCAATTCGCTAAGTTCTTGCCGAAGCGCTTTATTTTCCGCTTCCTGACGCTGGCGTTCTGCAAATTCCGGATTAAGTACCTGAAGCATCTTGTCGCATGACTCCATGACGGAACGATGATGATCGACACTGCCCAATATCTCCGAGGAGCGGTTGCGCATGGCGGCAACTTCTGCATTCATCGATTCCCTTGAGCCGGATATTACCATATTCCCACCTCCGGGAAAGTTTGCATCAGCAATGTCAGACATTGCAGGTATTTTCTGAAATGTAACAGTTTGCTCACCAACCTTGATGGTCACATCAACCACCATTCTAGGAGGCTGTCCATAAGGGAGAGGCTGCTGCATAAACTCAGCAACCGGTGTAGAAACTCCGGAGACGGAGCCAACTTCTATGTATGGAGTGTTATCCTTGTGTAGGATAAAAAACTCGCTGTTTACTCTTAGATTCTGAAAAGGCATAATTTATTAACTCTTTAAAGAGCGGGATTACTCCCGCCCATTATTTTAAACTACTCCGGTAAGAATTTGCAATGTGTTGCTACCTGATTCGTAGTAGCACAGATAAATTCCGGTACCGGTAATATCCGAAGCAGTAACATCTGCGCCGGCGATCGTAGTCAGTGCTTGAGTAGCACCGTTGGTATCAAACACTACCGGCAATGTACCGGTAGTACCGGAAGGGATCGGCTGTGCCAAACGGAACAGAATCAATCCGCTAAATGGAGCAGAAAGGAACGGATGATTCCGGAAAGAGAAACGTACGTTGGTAGTACCTACGGTAACACCTGTACTTTCCAATCTGGGAATACCATTCTTATTTGCCATGATAAAAGGACTAATGAATGCCATATAATGCCTCCTTCCTTTTATCCCCAACCATTAAAATTGCCCCATGCCCCAATACCATTGTAAAGACCATACTGAGCTGCAACGCAAGAAGGAATCCCTACAACCGGACTATAAGGCACCTTCGCTACTTCCGGCTGGTTACATTCGATTTTTGCAAGACGAGTACTCAAATCATTTAAAGCTGCACCAAGAGGAGCCGTTGCCTGTCCGACAATCTGAGAGGTCATAGCAGAACTCTTAAATGTGCTATTCTCCTCACGAAGTTTATCAATCTTGTTCTGCATTTCACGCATTTCAGCCGCACGCTGGCCGGCAAGAATCTGCTGGGTGCTATCCTTGATGGAATTTTGCAGATCACAAGTCTGACGTTGAGTTTCATATGCAACAGAAGCAAAGCCTCTTTCCTGACCAGTCGCAACGCCGTTAATTGCATTCTGCAATGTGTTTGTCTGTTGGCAGATGGCTAAACGGTTTTCGCAGCAGCAGGAAGCAATCTGTTGAGCGATCTGACAGTTACCCTGCTGGATAGCATTGATAATCTGCATTGAGCTTTGACCAACCTGATTTCCTACCTGTTGCACCTGTGACATCACCCCATTGATAGCATTCTGAACCTGACCGATTGAACAGTTCAAATTAGTAGCCAGATTGTTGATTGCCTGTCCGTTCCCCTGAATTGCACTCATAAGTAACTCCCTTCCTGCATCGTTGTTAATTAAGTTAGGGATACCGGCTCCGGCAAATCCGCCACCGTTTCCGCCATCTCCATAGTTTCCCCATCCATTGCGTCCGAAAAGGGGGAATAGGAAGAAGAGGAAGATTATCCAAAGGAAAGAAGAGCCATCTCCACCAAATCCGTTGTTGTTCTTTCCTTGCATAGCAACCAACAAGTTGGGATCAATACCTTTCTGTTGCAATAATGGAGCAAGCATAGCCATCATTCCACTACCGCCACCGCTCCCGCCTGATTCCGGGAAAACGTAAGTCTTTGTTTCACTCATATTAATATACAATTATAACACGGTCAATATCAACCGCATCACAAAAGTATATAATAGAAACTGCGTAAATCAGAGCTCATTTTCAAGCGATTTGCGAATATTTTGCAGATATATTGCAATCATTTTGTTTGCCAGTTTACGGCTTTCAAAAGTAGATATAAGGTAGCGGATACTAGCGGATGTCTTGTGAAGCAAAGTCGCTATTTGTTCAGGGTATAGCCCGTATTCAGCGAGGAAGAATACTACAATAGAACGGGCGTCAACAACTTCAGTAACTTTACTTGATGAAAGGATCAATTCAGTAGAAACTTCAGTTTCTTTTCCAACAACATTTAGAATCTCGGCAAAAATCTCTGACTTACACATAGTAATTTAATTTTTTATTGTACTTTTGCCTTTGCCAATCAAACTTACGAAGATCTGAAGAACAAAAGAATGTATAGAAATGTTAAGGACATTATACCCCTGACACTATCTATGCATGCTTTTGTATGTTTAAAAGTTTGATTGGCGTCAACTTTTAGTGTCGGGGGTTCTTTTTTACTCTATCCCCCGAAAGAGCTACATTTGTTATGATAACCGGCCTTCTACTTTACCGGTAACTTAGTGCTTAATAATCATTCCGAGATGTTCCTCGAATTGATCCTGAATAATCAATTAATGTCTCATTTTGTCCTCCTTTCTTAAACATTTTCCGCAGGCAATTGTTATATCAATAAAGCTTAAACTTTTCATACCGGAAACGGTCTGTGAAGATAGTGCCGGTATTACCACATAAATAAGTTATAACTAACTCCACCACCGACATACAATCCACTTGGATAACCGTAGCCTACTTGCAGGCCAAGCCCCCAGCGTTTTGGTTTTGGTTTTAGAGTAATGATTTCCTTTTCCCTGTAGACTTCCATAAAGTCAAGGCTGGGCTTATAACCGCTAACCACTGCCCGGTAATTATCAGTCTTATACTCTTTGCTTGTTATCGGTATAAGTACCGGAGCCGAATCACCTTCTACGGTCCTATCGGTAGTGGTATCTATCAGGATCGGTAAATATACCGTATCGGTACGCTTTAAGGTTTCCTTTACCGGCATAAGCACGATGTCAACTATAGTATCCCTCACTCTTATAGTATCTCCCTTTACATACATGGTCTGTGGATCGTGCGGATTACAACGCATCCACACGACCACGCATACAAGCAGGCAGACTAATATCCAAGGGAGAGATTTCATATGATACTTTCACTTGATGACCACTCCGGACCGGACAATAAAGTATTCAACTCTTCGCCTTCGTAGGTAGGATAAGGATAGACCGGTTCCTGCGGAGTCTCTTCTTCGTCCAGTAACGGTAAGGTCATAACAGACGGGAAAAGAGTTTCGTAATGAACCAGTTTCATAATAACCTGAGTACCATCAACGCTCTTTCGTGGGGTCAGGTGCAGTTCGTCGAGGACCTCTTGCGGTATCTCGTTCAGTTTCTCTGTAGGGAATACAATGTATTTCATATGATTTACTGTTTAATTATTTATTAAAGTCTCGTTATTAAGCATTGTCAAGTAGCTGGAGATAACTATGTTGATCTTCTGAGGTGACTTGGTGACCTTTCCGGTTACTTCGTAGACACCATCACCTCCCGAAACGGATATGTCGCTGATGGCGTTGGATGACACACCGACCAGCTTATCAGAAGCATTTGACAATGTTATAGTGATAGTGACCGTACTACCCTCGGTTACATACACTCCCGGATTAACTGAGTAGGAGATTGAAGAGTAAGGGACATTGCTCTTGATAACCGGTCTGAACTCAATCATATCCGGATATAAAGTGCCTGCCTTGTACTTTCTCAATTGTCTCTCTAGCAAGAATTCGGAGAGGCTGTATGGGAAGAGCATGAGAGATCATAATGCGAACTTGGAGAAACGAGGATCACCGTCTCTAAGCGTTCCTAGCCACATAGAGTCACTGTCAATGCCTGCACCTGCTTGGATAGGATTACCATTGTAGATGTATTTCGATTGATAAGACATAAATCTGCTTTCTCTAATAGTCAATCCATTTATAGCACCAAAAGAAGCTACAGATACAGCAGATTCAAGATAGAAAGAACCATTATTAATAGCATAAGCTTTTGATACGACTGCACCTGTATGCTTACCATTATACAGCTTTCTATCCGCCACTACCGTATAGTCCTTCAAAACAGGCAATCCGGTAGCCTTGCCGAAGTCGGAGATACCGTCTAGATATAACGCACCATCAATTATTCCACTTTCTCCTTTCCAACCGATGTTGTTCAACTGGATATTGTGACCACCTACAAAGTCAATCAACTGATCGCTAAACTCTGCGTGGTTATCGTTAGTGATACCCTGCTTCTTGATGTTACAGTACAACTGAGGCTTAATGATCTGTCCGGGACGATCAAGGTTGAAGTAAGCGATGATCTGATTGATTTCATCGGTAGTCAGGACCTTGTTGGCGATGAATCCTCCTGCGTAGGCAACGCTAGATAACTCTTTTAACTCTCCGTAATAGTTCTTATAACCACAGACCGAAAATACTCCGTTAAGAGCAATACCCTCGTTATTTCTAACGGCAATATAATCGCCCTTATCTCCCAGTATGTTGTTTATGACCGAGTGAGCCGTACCGTTAAAAGTATAACCATATATACCTGTTTTCCCAACATCTTTGACGTTATTTCTAAGATAACCTCTAGTAGTAGGGGAATCATAATAACTAATTTGATTGTTTAGTCCTTTATTAACTTCACTTCCGGGTATCTGTGATATCTGATGAATAATACTCACCACCGTAATCTCATTGCTACCCTCCAACATCTCAGAAACGGGCTTGACGGACTCGATTATGTCGTCTACTCCGTCTGTACATAGCCAGCCTTCGAAGTCGGTTCCCGGTAATCCATATCCACTATTCCCCGCAAATCCGAAGTTAAGCAGGCGCATGTCGTTCCCGTTGCCGGACAAGTCCTTCAAAACAGCCCGGTCGGGGTCGTCGTTGGACTTGCCCCAGGTGGAGATGGCCATCTTGACGTGGCTGAGTAGTTCGGGGTCGATGTAGGGACGACCGGAGCCCGAAGAATCTCCCGGAACTCCCAGACGTATCGCATTCATGCGAATAGGATCAAGCCCTATCGCATCAAGCTTAATTGGATTTAATCCTATTGCGTTCATTACTCTTCTGATTCAAAAATAGAAGCCTTTACCGGTTCTGTTTCACATTCGATTTTGAGATACTGTCCAGGGATACAATCGACAATCGGACGAGCGAATTTCTTATCGTAACTTCTGCTCTCTACAACAGAGAAGTTTTCTCCGTCATAGCTTATATACACCCAAAGCTTACCGCCTTTTTCAAATGCAATCTGCAAGCCTACTTCCGCAGAATTTACCTGAACGGCATCGCTTACATAATTCTTCTCACCCTTTGTGAAGGTTATAACTGTTGATTTCATGATTGTTCCTCCTATTTTTTTGCTGTTATCACTGTATTTCGTAAGAAATTCGGGTACTCTGCCCGCACATCAAAACAAGGACACGCCTTGATATATTCAACCGATTCTACCTCTCCACTATCATCTAGATCAGGTGATGTATCCCGGTGACCAAGCAGCTCGATGATAGGATACTCTTTACAGAACTTCGCTATCAATTCGCGCAATGCTGTTTTTTGCTCGACAGTACGGGTATCGGCCGGTCTTCCACTCGCGTCCAGACCACCGATGTAGCAGATACCGATACTATGTTTATTATAACTAATACCGGAAAACCCTTTCGTGTTACAATGTGCTCCGTCAATAGATAATGACCGACCGTTTTCTACGGTACCATCTAAATCAATTACAAAGTTATAGCCAATTTGATTAAAGCCACGCGCCCGGTGCATCCGGTCAATATCCTTAGCTCGCAAGTCTTGTCCGGCACGTGTTGCCGAGCAGTGAATGATGATTGAGTCTATATCTTCTCTTTTCATATACTTTTCCTCCTATAAAATTAATGTTAATACTCCCAACGCCAAACCTCCGCAATCACAGATAATATCCTTGATGGAAAACTCGCTTTTCTTACAATACTTGTCGTATATTTCCTTCAGAATAAAGATCGCAACGGTTATAGCGGCCGCTAACCATAGCGGAATATATTTTGATAGCCACATAACCAAATTCTGGCATACTATAATGTGGACCATGCCGTCTATTCCGATCTTGGATAGAAGCTTGTTGGCTAATTCGCTGATTTTATTTATCATATTCATTTTCTATTTTATTCTACTATTCCTCGTTCTTCTTTTGCCATTTTTGGGCTTATTCTCCGCAAATGCATAGAGTATGATAAAAAGCAAAAAGGGAAGAACATAAATAATAGTGTATAAATTCATACTTACTTCTCCTTTTCTATAATCTCCTTCACATCTTCCTTATCAACCTTGAACACCTTCTTTCCAAAGACTCCCAAAGCTCCAATTACATTTATATTGATCCCCTTTGGTTTCAATATATTTCCGACAATCGAACACCCTTCGATGAAGCATACCAATAAGCAGGAATACACATCAATAGGATATTCGCTATGACTTGCCACGCTAATCATACACACCATGCAGACGAATGCGAAGTAGGTAACCATCTTTCCCATAGTCGCACGAATCGCACGAGAAAAACGTACTTTCTCACCCATTAACATACTTTTCCTTACCCCAAATGCAAGGTCGCATAATATTACCGCACATGATACGATTAGCCAGGGAATCATGTTCTGAAGAGACTCAATGACGAAAGCGCTTGCGATTGCTGCGAATCCGCCCGTAGCTGTATGTACTATAGCTTCCTTCATAGCAAACAGGTCAAGTAAACGGTTAGCAATGAAATTAACTCAATCCAGAACATCGACTTGCATGCCGTCAGGTCCCATATAAGATTACCAGACCAGTTCTTTACAACAAACGTTATCGCGTAGATTAAAAATGCAGCCCAAAGCAGCAACCAGTACCACGAATTACAGACTACCCATATCTGAGAGAATACAAGAGACATCACCGCGCCGGTTATATGAGCTTTCTTGTGCGCTCCTCTAAAATTCGGGGATACTCCCAACACAATCATTCCGACTACAGAAAGAAAGATCAGGAACTGACTGTTTTCTGTACTTGCATCCAGTGCGGCCGGAAGCAAAAGCAAAGACGGGAGAATCATGCATATACCGAACCAATACCTGTTACTCAGAATGTAATAGGTATCGGAAATAGAATAAGGGATACCCTTTGTCTTGTAAATCATCACACCAACATAAGATGCGAAAACCAATAATGATAGTAGTGTCAAAATCATAGTTTTATCTGTTTATAATGAAAACTCTAGTTTATTCGGATAACCGGTCTTGTAGTTGTAAGATTCGACCTCCTCTTTAGTCTGCAATCCTCTAACTGCCGCGATATGCTGCTGAGTTACATTGTAGCAATCAAGAGCATACAGCTCTAACGAGTTAAGCATGAGGAGAGCGCTTGATATAGGTATCGTATACTTTACCGCATCAAACCATAAAACGGTATCCAGTCTTCCGGCCTGCTTCTCAATATTGATTGAGTTAACAAGACCTACGCGGTCCTCTTTGTTTAACCACATATCTTTGCCGGCAAGGGTGAAAGAGTTTACTGCGTCTGACTTGTCATAAGCATTAATGTCCGCTATCTTCTTCTCTTTTAGTTCATCAAGAGTATACTCATGATCAACCAATACGGGATAGCCGCTTTCGCTCTCCTTTATTTCCTTTCCGGATGACTGACCGTTCAGCAGCTCCTGCCAATACTCCTCCGTTATCTCTACTGAGCCTTCTTGCAGCTCATCGTAGAATCCTTGTTTCCAATATTTTGCCATAATATTATTTATTTCCAACTCCCAACGGCTATCCAATAAAAAGGATTAGTTCCCGCGCCAGTACCATTACTATCCCCAACGGTATATCTACTACGAACTCTGAAGCTGCTTGTACCCGTCGATATTACAAGGCCGGCAACAACATTCATACCGTTACCCGGTTCATAGTAGGTAATCACAGGAGCATAATTGGCATTATAAAATGATAGCGGCAAATATACATAAGTATTATTACTGGAACTTGATATGTATCCCCACTGAATTAAGAACCCATTGTTAAACTTAGCATATCCATTCTTACCTAACGATACAGTCATAGCATTAGACAAATCTGCCTTTGCCAAATTGGGAATCATGTTTAGCAATTCTACAACTCTATCCCCTGTAAATCCGCTATTATAATCACTCATGCAAACTCTTTTTTAATCACATTAAACGTACTTCCATCCGACAGTAAGAAACGACCTTCAGCAACAGCAAACGCCTGCCTCTTTCCTATTTGCGAGATGGTAGTGGAGACAGATGCCTGTACTCCACTATTAGTTGTCCTAAACACAACAGTCTGCTCCCTGTCGAGTCCTTCATTGGCAACATCGCTTGATGCGCTTGCGGTCCCATTGGAACCGGGAGTGATAACGATGTTGCCTTCTCCTTCTTTCCAAGGAATCTGTATGCTCATTACGCAGCAGTCCAAGAAGTGTTAGACGTAACATTAACGGATACAGCAGATCCACTCTGAGGAATAGTAATCTCAGCCGGAGAAACAGACAATGTAGCATCACCGGCAGCCTGTTTGATAGCAATCTGAGCAGCTTGTCCGCCATTGGCCGTCACCTTTAAGGTTCTAACGACCTCTTCGATAGTATCATTTTTAGGAAATTCCAATTCAATAGAAAAGGGAAACTCTGCGGTAGCTCCCGGATCACCAGAAATAGTAGCCGCATTGTTAGTCTGCGTTCCATTGGCATTATACTTTGCAGGCAAGGTAACATCAACTACACTCCCCGCCCATGCAAACGTCAATTTCGAAGAGTTTGTTTTACCCTCTACGGTCACAGTACCCGCTGTCTTGGGAGCAGACATTTCCGAACCGTTATCAAAAGAAGCAAACTCAGATTTCGGAGATTGAGTCACCTTATAAGTTGAAGGAGTGGAAACACCAACACCGGTAACCGTTACTGTACCAGTACGAGCTGTACGCCCAGTATGAGCGTCCGCGCTATTCGCAATTGTTCCGTTACCAGATCCGGTAGACGGATTTAATTTTAACCAACTAGGTTTTGCCATAATACAACATTTAAATAAAACAATTCAATTAACTATATCATTCTTCCTGTACAGCCTGCCATACTACATTGGACAACACATCGACGTTATCCAAAAAGTTATTCGAAGGCATCAGCCATATATATTCAGGGTCCACCTTTAAATAAGCCTGCTTACCAACATCACAGACAACTCCTATCGACACCTTCATGCCCGTTGCCGAAGCGGAAACCTTCATCTCATCAGCCTTGACCGATACATTTCCAATGCCCTTAATCGCCTCTATATGTACAGATATGCATCCCATGTCACACCGTCTTTATGCCAGTATTTATCTTGTCGATCTCTACTCTTGTACCGATTTCGTAATCAGAGTCTGGGAGATAAGCCGTAGTCTCAAGCCATATTTCACCCGTACCGATTATCTTTGTGTCTATGTAGCAGGTGTAGCTATTCTCATTGACGCGGATCATCTCAGACTTCTTTATTATCTGTGACGCATTCGAACAGTAATAGACAAAGAAGCGGCATGAGAAGTCTATATCGTCCATCGTCAATCCAGAAGGAAGGTCGATGGAGATGACTGCTTTGATTATCGTTCCTTTTACTCGCATGCTGACAGAGCATTAATAACAGACAATCGATCAATAGCCCGAACAAAAAGCTCTGCATATTTCTTTAAAGATTCCGCTTGTTCTGGAGTTAAATCGACCACGCCATTAAGATAGATTTTTCTTGCTATTTCTAACTCACCAATATCACCTGTCTTTTGAAATATTGCATTGCCAAAAACATTGCTGTAATCGACGGTACTCTTATTCCCTTCGATATCCTCTACTTCGATTGTTCTAAAGTCTATTTTCATAAGCTTTTATATTTATATTCTATTTCTTCCTATAATAGCTACGCAGGACCAGGAGTCACCATAATTTCCATCTTTATGGAATGTTCTTACATGAAAGTAGTTATGATTAACATCTGATACAGAAGCAATACTCCATACCCCGTGAATAGCTGTCGCAATAGGAATATATTCGCTACCAGCATTATGCTCAATAACATAATCTCCTGCACCATTGCGATATGCCCTTGAAACTGTACACCCATTACCCCATGAACGTGATATATTACCATTTCCATCAATTATACCTGCCCAAAGGACTCCCGGAGCATTCCATATATCACCGGATCGTTGGTAGAATTGATGCTGTCCCGCACTTTTTATAGCATATCCATAATTCTTTTCGCCACCATTTGCGACAATATCCAATCCGTTTCCTGAGCCATAAACACTTAACGAAAAGATACTACCCGAATCATTACGAGCAGATATCAATGAACTATATTTATTTTCATTTATTCTTAAAAATTTTGTACCAGACATATTAAGTAGAATATTAGCATCATTTTGTGATGTTATAGCTAATCCTGTTGCTGTAACATCCCATTCTCCAATTTTAGCTCCAGATGTTACCACTAAGTTTTCAGTATTGATATTTTTTGCATCAATCATAGGTACACCGTCCACTTCTTTAAATAAAGCGATATCTTTACCAGTATTGGTACGGATTACGGTACTATTCGAAGTCAACACCAGCTTTCCGTTAGCTGTGTTTATTCCACCCTCAGCAGTTAATTCAAAACCTGTCTGATTGTGTTTTATAGCACCTTCAGTTATCATCCATCCCTGCGTCTTTTCAAGATTACCAACAAATATCCCGGAAGTACCAAGCACATCTATAGTCGCATTCTGGGCCAGCAATACGTTTGTCGCAACATTAATAAATTCATTGAATTCATCCCATTTAGTAGAATCAAACGTAGAAGTAGATGTATGAGTTACCTTACAGAGTTTGTTATTACCATTATAGATGACAGTATCGACAAACGCATCATTATGGTAATATTCAGTATTTGGCTTCCATTCGCCACGAGGACGAAGTATAGCTCCCGGAAGGCCGGTCTTTCCTTGTCCGCCCGTCAAGCAAGCCGGACTGCTTTCATATGTCGTATTGTCAGTATAAGTAACCTTAGTTTTAGTCCATATGTATTTACCGTCCTCCCACTTAGGAGCGGTCGTAGACCAAGAACCACCGACAAGAGAGCTGGAGGAAGTCGATAGGTAATAAAATACCTCGAAAGATTTTACCCCTTTACCGGATGGACCGGCACTTCCTGTCACACAGACCGGATCGCTCGTCCAAGTTGTATTATCGGTATAAGTGACAACCGTTCGCGTCCACATAAATTTACCATCTGTCCAGCTTGGTACATTATACGACCATGATCCGCCTGCCGGCGTGCTATAGGACGTAGACAGGTAATATTGTTCTCTGTAACTCTTTACTCCTATACCCGTTTCTCCCTTCGCTCCTGTGGCGCAGATAGCATCCGTAGTAGTCGATGAGCCATCTGTATAGGTGATAACTGATCTGGTCCATATATATTTCCCATTTACCCAAGCAGGTGCACTTGTAGACCATGAACCACCAACCAAAGAACTAGAGGAAGTCGAGAGATAGTATTGTTCAACGATACTAGTTACCCCCCTTCCATCTTCTCCGTTGGTTCCATTAGCCCCCTTTGAACCGGTAATACAAGCAGGGTCTGTTTCCGTTGTCGAACCATCAGTATAAATCACTCTCGTTTTACTCCACATGTATTTCCCATTTACCCATGCCGGAGCGGTAGTTGACCATGAACCACCTGTTAAGGTACTGGAGGAAGTCGAAAGATAGTAAAGCACATCTACATCTTGTACCCCTACACCATCTTTACCATCTGCTCCATCTTCGCCTTTAATCTTTTGCCATTTATAGTCAGAAAAAACACTACTATCCGACTGAACAAAGTCAACATATTGACCTATCCATGCACCAGGAGTCTCACCATTATTTGCAGTAAATGTTTTTCCATCATTAGAGTATTTTATATGCAAATAGCTGGTACGACCATCTTCGCCATTTACTCCAGGAATACCCTGAGTTCCATTTTCTCCCTGAATTCCCTGAAATCTAGCCCACGTATATTTAGATGGATCAGTACTATTTGCTTGTACAAAATCTACATACGTTCCAATATATACATCAGGAGTATCCTTCATTTGAGACGAAGTAGGATTTTGTACAGGAGAATACTTAACGTGAAAATATGAAGTACGACCGTCCGCACCATCCTTTCCCGGAATTCCATCTTTTCCCGGAGTACCCGGGTCTCCCTTAGATACTTCTTTCAACCAATCCGTAGAAGAGTCAGACGGTTCCTGCGTAGTACTAGGTTCAATACATATCCATGTGCTGCCATTATGGGTAACTTCATCGTAATACCAATACTTTCCAGCCTTCCATTCCCCCTTAAATGCGGGGACAAGGACTTCCGTAGTACCATCCTGCGAAAGTTGTTTAATCGTACCGGTCATATATACGTTGCGAAGGTATGCACTGTATCCGGACAAATCCAATCCTGAAATGACCAGATTAGACAAGTCTCCCAGCTGCATCATAACCATAGAAGAGGTAATCTCCCAGTTATTTACTCCTGCGAGATAGCGTTTATAGTCCTTTGTAGAATAAGCAGATTTCTGGCGTTCCGCATTTGTGAAATTGCCATATGCCACAAAATGCATAGCCTTCTGAGGATGATATGAGTAGCCACTCCTGAGAGTATATTTAAACTCCGAATTGCTTATCTTTTGAGTTATGCGGAAATAAGAAGTCTGGAATCCTGTACTGTTGTTGAATATACCCTTGCAAATGTCATCCACCGCAAGGTTTGCAACTTCTCCCGGTTCCAGCTTCAAAGTCAGAGTCTGAGAAGATTCGTTTACGGATTCAATAATGCCACCACCGGGAGCAAGCCAATCTTCTCCTGAAGTTATCGACACGCGATTATAGCGAAGCTCCGGAACCTCAAGAAAGTCTCGGAGATGGAGCGATTTCGCATCGATATGACCATCGGGAGAAATCATCCAGCCGATGAGATTCTGCACATAGTCTTTTGATGATATTTCCTTTGAGAAAGTTGCGTCCTCAGCAACTAGTTTTTGGATAACGGCTTTGATTTTTACGTCAATGCCAGCCAAGAAGGTAATTAATCCTTTAGCAGAATCTGGATCGACTTTACTTAAATACTTATCATCAGCTCCTTCCTCTGTAGATATTTTATGAAGCTTAAAATGCTTTCTACCATCTTCTGTAGATATTGTATCATCTTTAACTAATATATAAATATCCTCTTCTCCTTCAATTGATATAACCTGACCATCATATGGAACATAAGGCTCTGCATCTGTATTACGGGCATAGCTTTCCGCATCCTCTTTGGATTTCCATGTATCCGTACTATCAATAGGTCTTGAAGTGGTACGTCTATATTGTTTTTCAAATGATACTCCATTGATCTTAACCATAAATTACACTGTTTTAAAGGTAAACGTGTTACTATCATTCATTGTCTCTGTCTGAATAATCCACATTTTATAATTGGCTGCAGTACTTCCATTAGCTCCTTCTACTGATATGGTAGTAGGGCCACTAACAATACCTGTATCTTCCATGATATTTCCGGGAGATGTAGGGACGGATAACTCACTTAACGTCCCTTCCGGCAGACAAATTGCGATCATTTTCCATGCGTTTACATCAAACTTATATGTTCCCGCCCCCTTATATAGTCCACTTGATCCCAATGCACGTACTTCAGCAGAAGTCTTAGGAATGGAAGAACATATGCCGGCAAACCATTTGCGTCTAACATTTACGCTGATTGTGTCTTTAATCTCTTGTCTTGGCAATGTGCCGTCTTCACTAGCAGTATAGATGACCGTAGCTTTATATGTTTCATTCTGACTATAAGTACCCTCCAGTTGCCTAACCGCAGTTTGAATGCCGCCAACTTCTTCAGAGAAATTTAACTTGTTATTCGGATTTTCGTCATAATATGCAGATTCCATTGGTCCTTGTCCATTCCGGGATGCAGTATATGTAATATAGCCTTTGCTTGTACCAAACTCAACATCATTTGCTGTTGAGATCTTGCTTCTCAATTCTCCCACTGATTTCTGAGACAGCATTCTAATAAATGCATCCACCACTGTAGTGCCTTCCAGAATAACATCACCAGCCTTGAAATATCCCGCCTTATCCACAGTCACTTCTACGTTTTTTGTAAACTTAGCGGTTCCTTCGCCTGTACCAGTAGACGATCCGCCGCTACTGATTATTTGTTGCTTAATCCTTTCTTTACGGTAAGTAAGAGAATCAATCTTACTTTCCAGTTCTCCCAACTTGGAATAAGGAGCTGTCTCCCCGACAGTATACACCAGAGAATCATACGGTACATCCAAAGGATATTCATAGCCAATTATTCGCGATATCCTTCCTTCCTCAAAATAGGCTTTATTGATCAGGTTTACTTTTTGACCAATAGAGAACTTCTTCGCGAATGAAGGATCATACATGCCGGTGTCCGGGTCAACACCATAGATGTAATCCGGCATCATCGTATTGTCATAAGTAGATGGGTCCTGCTTTAATTCGTTGATATATTCCTTTGCCCTTTCTTCAACTTCTTTCTCCGCATCAGGAATAAGCTTATCGGATACAAATTGAGGATCGTACCCATATAGAATATACGTATCACCGCTAGTGGGATGCAATATGTCATCTGGGAGCATACGCCCATAATCATCATTGCGCTTTACTTCATATACCTGTGCCCTTGGATTCCATGTGCCATCTTCAAGGCGTTCAGGCTGATACGTATCAGACGATGAGTCATAAGGATTAAATATAACTTCAAAATCCATGCCAGCCAAGGGACCGGATTGGAATGCTACGCGTAATTCCTCTCCTGGTAGTTGATAACTTTCAGAGAAATGAAAGCCTAAGTCCGCATCCTTAAATCTCCATGCAGCCCATTTCGATTCGGTCTTGCTTCCATCCGGATTATCTGTAGTATCAGTATATGAATGCGTATATACATCTCCGATTGCCCCTATACGACTTGGATAAATATCGTCAAAAACAACAATCTGCTCAATAGCTTCCTCTGTATACATGTCGGGGTATGCGTCAATGTATGGAACTCCCTCCGGCATCATCAAATGCTTGGTTACAATACCTTCAACCGTTAATAGCGTTTTATCATCTGAAAAATAGCTTATAGGAATTCGGCTTTTTATAATATTGTTGATGGTATACATATTCCCGGCGGATACACTAACTCCTTCGGGAAGACGCAAAACATTTGCTGCTTCCCCTATCTGAAAATCGGGATTATATATCGCATCAAATGTCTGACCTTCATTGGGTCCCGTAGTGAATGTCACAGAGGCATTTGCCGACTTAGCTACATTCTCAATAGTAATATCCCCAGATGAACCGGCAAGTATCATCATTAAAGAAGAAATTGAACCTGGTAGTTGGAAGACAATATATAACTTCAAATCAGTAGCCCCACGCTCAATATTTATCTCTTTATTTAGGACAACTTTATCTGTCAGTTCTTTTTCCTGATTGTCATATATAGTGCGTACGTTTCCTCCAATACCATAACTCTTCTCTACATCATTGATTTTATATCGAAGCTGCCATCTCCAGCTATATATTCCTGATGGTAAATATTCCCTCTCCACAGATGAACCGGCTGGAGGGACTATTGTTCCTATATTAAACGAAGCACCTTCACTCTTTATTGCATAAGTTCCCCCGGCTGGATTGTTTGATAAAGATTCATAATTCAGATCATTCAACCCGGCTTTGACATATCCACTTGTCCGCACAGATGCCTTAAACTTATCTCCTATCTGGTCATCGGTAGGAAAATAGTCTATATTAAGCACTCGTGATGTATCAGAAATATCACGCCCATTTACCTTCTTAACATCGAATACCAGTTTTTTACGATACGTCTGTGGAATATTTCGCGTAGAACCGAAAGCATATATTCTAGTTGCATAAGAAGTCTGACTGTCACTCCGATTCATTGCACTAACATTAACACCAATCTCAAAATCGACCGGATCACCATGTTCGCAACGACCAAAACGGATTACATCTTTCTCTATCCACCATTCGCATTCAAATGTTTGAGACATTTGAGAAAGAGCGTCTAGCATGTTCATGTTATCATATGAAATCAGCTTGGATGAATCATCCACAGAATCGTCAATTTTGCATGTAAATACTTTCCCTTTATACTGATAGCCTAACACTTCTAGATTTTTCAAGAACACATCCATGTGAACCTTTAGTGTATCGGTCAAATTCCAGCTAGCTTCTCTTCCACTACTTTGAGGAGTATAGAAGAACTTCTTATTTTTCCACTTCCAATAGTAAGCATCAAGCTTTAATTCGTAGTCATATCCCCCGGTAGTAGTATTGTAAGTAGGTTTATATAAGTCTACAAGCTCAAACAAACCAATATTCTCGTCATCAATGTAATCCCCAAGCTGAAAGTAGACAGGTTCAGCTAATGAGAACTTGAGAGTAATGTAATCAGAACTCATTAGCTGGAACTTTCTTTTACTACCTTCGTTGATAGGAGTAGAAAGACGGATGTTGCCGGATATGTCTTTGATGTCTACTAATTCTGCCATATCACAAAGTTCGCTGATAGAAACATCAAAACATAAAATCCGGCAACCCTATAAACCACAATTCGCCAATTGTGGTAACTTTATTCTCTATTTGCAGGATTGGGCTCGTTCAGCTTAACCGAAATCTTTGAAAACGTCCTTGCGATATTGAAACCGAAAGATTGAGAACGGAGGTAGTATAAGTGATATACCTCTTCGCCTAGTTCCGGAACTTTGACTGCAAATTCCCCCTTTGTTATTTCGTCTAAGAATGCCTTATATTTGGCAATATAGTCAGAAGGGGAAACTCCTTTTAGCGTAAAGGTAAGAGTCAGGTCCCGTTCGTCAACCTTTCTGTTTTCGATTATAACCCTTTTCCCGTCCTGCAGGCGTGATTTGTTTTCAATCACATCTTTCATCGGAAGTGGAGCGTAAATAGCTTCTATGAACCCGTCTCCCATATTGACTCCCCACGTCGTATAGGCGTCCTTGTTATTGATTAGTAGGTCTCCTGTCATAATATTACTTTTTTGATAATCCATTAGTATTTCGCTTGACTTCTGCAATATCAGCCGCCATCTGCTGGATAGGCTTCACCATGACGTTAGTATTGTCACGAATGTCTGTTATAGCCTCGTAAGAAAGCCGTATCAAATCCCTTGTCTCGCTAGCAATGTCCTTTATACCAGATGAGTTTGCACTAATAGTCAACATTCCTGCTTTAAGTTCAAGGATGGACATTGTTTGAAGCTGGTTTTGATTCTTGATTTCTTCACCGGCAATCTGAAGAGCAGTGAAGCGACCGTTCAACTCGTCAGCAGAATCCTGAGACATTGTAGCAAAGCCTTTCTTGGAAGATTCCTGGGAAGTAGATGTGCCGCCACCGCCTACGATCTGCTCCCATGCCTTTCTGTCTTCAAGAGCACCATTTACAATAGTATCCCACCCTTCTCTTAAGTCTTTAATATCAGAAGAGGTGATACCTCCCTCTTTGCCCATGGCCTCAGAAAAGGATTCATACCATTTTCTTAATTCATCTTCATATCCCTTCGCGAACATTTGAGTGAATACAGCCTTTCGCATATACTCTCCAAAATTATCAGCAAAGTCTTTGGATGAAGCATCCATGTCCATGAGAGTATCTATGAAGTTGTCAAACAGACTATCGAATGACGTCTGAGTCAATTGTTCTTGAACGGCTTTCTGAATATCTTCTATTCTCTCTCCACCTTCAATAATCTTATTGAGGTAGTTTTGAACATCTCCATCCAACTTAGACCAAAATCCAGGAGCTTCCTCTTTTAACTTTTCAAGCTGTTCAGCCGTCAAGTTAAAGAGACCGGAAAGTCTTCCTCCTATAAAATCCGGATCTTTGCCGATTGACTTAGCAAACTCGTCCCATTGATCCCATAATTCCTGACTCATGCTATTGCGAATACGAACACCAATAGAGTGGGAACCGGCAGATGCGCCAGATTGCAATCGTTCTCTTCCTAATATTTTATAAGACTCAATGCTTTTGTTTGCTATTTCAATAGCTTCATCTCCCGCTTTAGCAGCTTCGGGACCATAAGACATATCTATGTATTCTTTTTTCTTATCAATTAACTCATCCCATATTTCATTTAACTTGTTATACTCATCAACCATTTCATTGTAACGAGAATAGTCAGCACCACCAAAACCGAATAATCCGGCAATAGTATTCCCAACGCCCGCCAAAACGCTAACTGCACCTGTGATAGCACTAAAAGGTTTGGTTAAGTCTATTCGTTCCAGCCCACTCATTACTTGCCCGATACCATCCAAAGTCTTACTTATGGCTTCTGGAACCTTCACCCCAAAGTTTTCAAGCATTCCAACAACGTCATTGCCTGCATTTACAACCTCCATGCCTTTTTGCCCGATAGAATTTGCTGCTTGAGTTAACTTTGACAAAGCTTTTTGTCTGTCAGATTGAGCAGCGGCCAAGTTATTTTCTGCTTGGGTAAGAGTCAGTAATCTAGTAGTTAATTTCCCGTTCTCATCGGTATATACTTTAGTTATTACCTCTCCTCCCTGAATAACAGTATTTAGATCCTCTTGAGCCTTGATTACCGCAGATGTAGCATTACGATAATTATCTGCACTATTTTTCAGTTCTCCCAAGGGATTACGTACTGTTATTTTTAGATCAATTTCTTTGAAGGCATCTTGCAACGCTTTAAGATCAGTAGGTTTTATATCTTTAGCTGCTTTATTTATAACCTCTTTCAGGTTATCACGCATCTTAACCAGTGCCTCAGTAGACTGAGCATCAAGGTTTCCGAATATGTTTGCAAAATTGATAGATGATTTTAGTTCTTCAAAGCTAACTTCCTTCAGTTTATTTTCCTTCTCTTTTTCCAAGGACTTCTTAGCGCCCTTGGTGGTAGCTTCACTGATTTTAAGGTTATATTCTTCGTTTATGGCAGCTTTTTTTTGTTGAAATGTACCATATTCTTTAAGATATTCATTCCAGTATTTCATTTCTTCCTGATAAGGATAAATATCTTGTCGTAGAATAGTATTATTCAAAATTTTATCAAAAGCAGACGTATCTACTTTCACCGCAGATGCATCAAACGTTCTCTTCTTATAGTTCTTAGTCTGCTTCGCCCGCAAATTTTCCTGTTCATCAAAAGCCTTTCGCTGAAGCTCGATCTCCGTCCGGATATAATCTTCCCGCTGACGTTCTAAATCCTGTATCTCCTTCTTGTTGTCCAATTCACGCTGTGCACGAATCTTGGCTTCTCCTTCTGCCATAGCGTCAATACGAGACTGGGTAAGTTGATTCTCCAGATCTTGCTCCTTGCGTTTCCTTTCGGTTGCTTGCTTGTCTAATAGTTCGGAGATTTTCTTTTGTTGGTTTACGATGGAGTTATACTCTTTGGTTGTTTTAGAATCCGAATACTTATCTATTTGTTTTTGCGCTTCCTGTATTTGTTTTGTATATTTATTCCATTCCTTTGAATTTTCTTTAGAAGAGTCTAAAGCAGCGCGGGCATCTTCGGCTTTCTTTTTTTTATCTTCCCAGTATTTCTTATTCTTAGCAGCGTTTAAACGAGCTTTTTGAAGATCCTCTAAAGCAGAAACATATTTTTTTATTTCATCAACTTTAAAATCTTTATTGCCACGAAACCATTCACCTTCCGGATCTTCGGATAGGATTTTTGAGTAAGTATCAATAGTAGTTTTTAGTTCACTATCAGACATCGACTTGGCTTCTGCAATCATTTTACTGACAGAATCAGAAGCTACTTTTTCTCGTGTTTTTTCTCTTTCCCTTTTTAATTGCTCTAGTTTTGCTATTTCATCATCAAAAGCCGATTGGTCATTAGTACGCATACGATCAATATATTCTTCTTGATTCTTTATACGCTCGTCATAGCTTCGCAATTCCGTTTTATTCTCTTCGGCTTTTCTTGTTGCATCTGCTTCTGATAATTCTTTTTTCAGAGCTATCAAGTTTTTAAGATGTCCCTCTTCATCAATATACTTTTCAATAATACCAGGATACATTTTTTTTAGAAGATCCATAGCCCCCACTCTCTCCATTTCAGCCTTAGTTTCATCCTCTATGGAGGCTATCAATTCTTCGACCTTTGTTTTATGCTGTTCTTCACGTCTGGCGGCAGCTTCTTTTGTCTCATTATACCGTTTCTGCATTTTCTCGACTTCCGTCTCACGTGTATAGAACTTATATAATCCATAAGTCGCAGTTCCAACAGCAGCGGCGAATAAGACATACGGATTTGCCAATGCCTTACCCGCACCCTTAAATGTTGAGATGATATTCTTTTGAACTGTTGCAAATATCTTACCTCTTGCGGCAGCAATAGCCATAGAATTAGACAATACAATATTTGTAGCAGCAGCTAATTTCTTTTCAACTACTGCTTGTCGTAGAATCATTATATTAGCCCGTTCCAGCATATTAACCACAACAATAGCCGCCTTGTATGTCCCATAGGTAGCTACTAAAGATGCAATTATTGCTCCAACCTCTTTATAGTTTTCAATAATAGACGTTAAAGCCGATATTGTCATAGATGCAATTCCCTGCGTATCTTCTCCAATAGAATTTAACATAGAATCCCAAGCATCACCCAAATTAGAAATTTGACCGGACAATGTCGTAGATTGCATTTCCATCAAGTTATAGAATTTACCACCCTCATTAGTCATATTCTCTATAACCTTTTGCAATTCAGGGAAACCTACTTTACCTTCAGTAACCATCTTTCTGATTTCTGATTCTGTTTTCCCCAGTTCTTTTGATAATTCGACAACCAAAGGGATACCACGCCCCATAAACTGATTTACATCTTGTGTAAACAATCTACCCTGTGACATGGATGTACCATACAGGTAAACAAGATCGCCAAGCGGAATAGAAAGACCGGATGCAATATTCCCCAAACGAACCAAAGTTTCATTCACTTTGTCCGCTGAAGTTCCATAAGCAAGAAGCTGTTTTGCCCCGCTTGTTACTCCTTGTAAATCAAAAGGTGTTTTTGCTGCCGTTTCCACCATTTGAGCCATTAAAGCATCGGCTTTTTCTTTACTACCCAGCATAGTTTCAAAGGCGATAGATGTTTTCTGGAACTCTCCACGGACATTTATCATATCGGTAACTAATCCTTTTAGTGCGGCAGTACCACCAATAACACCTAACATCTTCGACAGAGATAGATTGAATTGTCCTGTACCATCCAAAGCCCTACGTATATTTTCCTCATAGTTACCAATCTCCATCTTTTGGCGGGTATAAGCATCCGAATTCAACTTCAAATACCGGGTATTTTCTTGAATCTTGATATTTAGCTTCGTTCTAGCACCAGTTTCCCTCTCTTGCTGGTCTGTTACATTAGCTTGAGCGAAACGGAGTACCTTTAGTTGTTCACGAGCTTCTTTTATTGACTGTACCTGAGTATTCAAAGCAGCAGAGATCTGATCATCAGTATAAGTTTTAGGAGAACGAGGAGGTCTTACTGTACCTTCCTCTATTTTTTTTTGTAATGCTTCATATTTCTTTATGAGAGAATCAATTTCTTTTTGTTGCTTCTTTATTTGCTCTGAAGCAGCTTTTTCTTGATCCAATCTCGCTTGCTGAGTTTGGACATATTTATCTTTGTATTCCTCTAATTTCTTTAATGCTGTCGATAGTTGCTTTTCAAGCGCCTTTACAGCAGCATCACTATTAGGAACACTAGCTATCTCAATAAGAGACTTTTTCAACTTATCTATTTCTTGACGCAGTTTTATGATATTTTTTATATCAATGTCTGCGGTAAATTTCATTCCTGCCATGTGACTTTTACGTTTTCGTTACCAAATGATTCCTTTAACTCTTTCTCCACGGTTAGGCTTGCCGAATCCAGAACGTCAAAACCCTTGCTAGAAACAAAGCTCGCATACTCCATTCCATCGGCGAACACAACACCGTTTTTGGGTAGTTTCCCATATATAAGCAAGTTCTCTGTCTTGCCTTTGGCCCCCGCATGTTCGCTATCTGCCGGAACATATAGATAAACGATATTCCCATTACGAACTACAGCAGCCCCCGGAGCATTACGAAGATTCCACGTATGGTTCTGATAAGTCTTCTTGCTACTCACATTTCTTTCCTTTTGAGTGTCAACTGCATTATGCGCCGCTTCCTTCATAAGCTCATTTGCATACTCCTCCACCTCTTCAACAAACTCGTCCAGTCCCGACAAATCAACCGTTACTTCCATTACTCATCAAATTTCATATTTTCACCAAAGAAATCCTTATCAGATACTTCCTTAAGTACCTCCCCATCGTATACAGCGTGCAACTTATCTTTTTGCATGATGATCAAATTGCGATATGGGATTTTATAAACGACTTCATCATAAGACAAATGAAGGCTATCCATGAACGACGCAATTTGCCCCAACATACAATCATTGCCTATAACCTCTGTTTTGCTGTTAGATTTGCTACGTTCTTCGCTAAACCTAACAGCATCGTAAAATTTTTCACATCTATCAGAGAGTAAGCCGCTGTAAGACCGGATAATACTTCTTCTAAGGTTCCATGAGACAATTCTCCAGATAATGAATCATTTCCATTGATAAACCAAGAAAGTGCGCTTGAAGCGACAGAAATGTCCTTCAATGAAGATATAACACCCGCTATATCCTTGTTGTCATCAAGAACTGCGAGATAGGCCGAAGCGCCGGCTATTTTATGTATTGTAGGCGGATTTACACGGTACATTTTCCCATTTACAATGATCGGAATGAAATCCTTTCCTGTGATAGCTTCTGATATAAGTATGGCAGCTTTATTCATAATGATATTTATTAAAAAAGGGTGAGATACATAAACCCTCACCCCTCACCACTTTATAATATAGATAATGTCTCTGCTGATCGCGAAGTATCTTCCTTCCCAGGCCTCTCATAGTTAACAGCAGTTCCAGCGTTCACCCGCTTTGACTTAGTCGTAGAACTATTCAAATTGAGAGAAGTATCAGAAGACATGGATGCGATATTGTCAACAGTTCATGCAGCATCTACTTTTTCTCCGTCGAACATATAGTCACTCTTCACGCCGGCGCTAGGATTTTCCATAGCAACAGCTGTTACTCCCAAGCCGATATTCTTTTCCACAGCATTTCCCTTAGCAATGACCGCAGCATTGGTGAATACAATATAGTTTCCAGTCTTCGTCTGTCCAACAACGGCTTTATTGATAATCCCCGGAGTATCAGAAGCGGCCCATCCTGCGTCTGTATCAACTTTTTCACCACCTTGCAGATCTACCTTGTCATCAAAGGAGAAAACGCCCATAGTGAAAGCAATTGTTTTAGCCCCTTTTTGCGTCACATCACGATAATAGATGCTACCATTCAACTCGTTAATGTAGTCGGTATAGGTAGGATCATCCTCCGTATACGCCCAAGTATCTTGATGAGAGTTCTCAACTTCTGTAGCAGTACCTAACCAGGTTTTAAGGCTAGTTTTAGTTACAGCAGAAGTAATAACATCACCGTACCAAATCTTTTTAATTCCTATAAACGGTTTCATATCTTTTTAATTTACGTTTAATACTTCAAATAATAATTTCACATTCACATAGTAACAACATAACTCTTTATCTTCCTCTATTCCGATAGTTTCAGAAGAATACCGATACCATGAACCGTCATATTGCCCTACAACTCCATCTTTGAACATCTTCTTGCCCTTTCTTTCCAGCTCATTCAAGCGAATAAGATCAGCCTTCCCCGACCTTGATAAAGGAACGCAAAGATTAACTTCAACGTACCCCTTTTCCCAATAAGTATCGGGCTGTTGAGTCTTAGGATAAACCACAATCCTTTCAGTATTTACCTTACCTTTAGGTATATTACCTCTCTGGTATACTTCAGATATCCCAAAAGCCTTGCAATCCTTAAATATTATGTTCGCGATGTCTGTTGTTGCAATCATATCCAAATATCACATCTACCTTTAAACTCTTCCGAATAGCATTCGGCGTTTTTCTTTACCTCTCCTTCTCCCACAGTCCTTTCATCAGAATCCAAGCATCTCACGTGACTTCCTAAGGGAATCTTTTCTCCCTCGTAAACCACATGATAGTTATAAACCCAACGCTCACCATTAACCGACACTTCCTTCTGCTGTGAATTGTCGTGGCAGAAGCATTCAGCTACATCCTGCCAAGATTCTCCACCGGTTCCTGTAATTAAACGCCCATACTCGTCATTCTCTTCCGGAGTAATAACTTGTATTTGCAACTTATGTGGAGTTTCTTCTAGCATATTACCAAATATTAGATGCGTCTTTAATGATACTTATTCCAACCAAAGCTGCCGTATCGTCATTAGGAGTTATGCCATACATCTTAAACATATATTTTGCATAGTTCAACAGCGTATCAGCCCCCCAAGACTTAGAGAATCCATTCTCTGAGACAGAAGTAGGATGAGTAAGGATTTTATCCATAAACTTATCCACCGAACCGGATATCTTCACTTTTGTACTAATGTCCACATCGGAGCTCGGATCAATTCCCAGCCCCAACGCGAACTTTTCTACTCCAGCATCTGATATGTCACCAAGCGGAGAAAAACATTGCTTTATGTAGTCACCTGCTGTCACGATTCAACAGTCAATGAGTAGATACCGTTAATTTCAGTGATGACCGGCAAAGACAATGACTGAGCTTTAGTAAACTCAACACCGTTTGAATTGTCAGTCTCACCCTTACCCCATTGAGATACCCGGATTCTTCCGTAGTTTGAGTAAGTAACACCACGCTCTTGCCTCAATTCATTATCTGCATAAGCATTCTTGATAACTCCAAGTTTACCGGCAGGAATAAAGACAAGGTTTTTATCATTCCAAGGTTGATAATCCGTCAACTTACCGTTATTTTGGATTCGAGTAGTACGTCTGATAATTTCAAATGCCGGAAATCCATTTTGACGCATGAATTCATTCAATCCGCCAAGCAGCAGAGGAGTACCCATCTTGTCTGTACCGTAAATCACCTGCTTCATCTTCTTGTTACGAAGGATGAAAGATAGTCTCTTTTGGGAGATTAGAATCTTGTCAAATGTAACCTTATCCTGAGCAGCGTCCAAAATCTCCTGCAAGTCTTCAAAACAGTCTACTGTACTTTCGTTCCCCTGCACCCAATCAACCGTAGTCTTTGCAATGTTTTCAGACGGCATCTTATAGTCAATAACGCCTCTTACACCACCTTCAGGATTGTTGTTTGCATCAAAAGTGAATACTCCCTTGTTTGAAAGAGCACCCAAGAAGATAATATCCAGTTTGGACTGTACAGAATTTACCACCTTTGTGACATTGTTCCACATAAGATTGATTAATTGCTGAGTCTTCTGATCATCCGTCAGCATACGAGAATCTAGAACCTGAAGAACCTTGCGATAATCCTCAATAGGCATAGAATAACTCATTTGATGAGCAAGAACCTTCTCCTTCAACGTTTTAAAGCCCTCGGTTCCCATAATAGGCTCTTTACCTTTAGAGTCCAAGGTCGCAGCTGCAACGCTTAGGTTATACTGTCCGATTATTTCTTCGAAGTTCAAACCAACAGTAGGGGTGTCCCAATCCAAATATCGTTCATAGATATTCTGGTCAAACAAACGCTTTCTCAATTGAGAAGCGGCATCAATACGAATCTGTACCTGTTTGGTCAGTTCGCCAAAAATAGAGCTGTAAAATAATCCCGGCATAGCTTATTGTCTTACATATTTAATACTTGGATTATTCTTCATGCACCATCCGCCCAAAAGCCAATCTTCTGGCATCGGATAAGCTACTTCTTTCAGAATAATCACATCATAACCTGCAGAAACAGTCTGAAAATCCATATTGGTTTTATACTCCTTGTCTGTTTCTACCACCGCATTTGGCACATCTGCCCCAACGACAGCAAAGGCATTAGCCGTAGCTCCAGTCAATGCGGCAGCTAGCGTAACGACATCGTAATCAGCATTCGATCTATCAATGCTATTAATAGCCTGTTCGTTTTCACCAATCTTCAGCTTATCGCCGACCTGTACCAAACTTCCTTTTACAATTCGCGGAGCAGAAGTTGTTCCTCCAGATACGATCTTAACAGCCTTACATACTGTGCACTCCATATTTGCAAAATCCAACGCAATTGGAGTACCTTTTCTGATCAAAGTACCTTCTGGAAATGTCTGCTTGATTTTGAAATCCCCAGGGATAACTTTACACTCACCTCTCCAAAATACGGGGAATCCGCCTTTAATCTGTCCTTTTTCAAATTCAATAGCCATAGTATTTGTTTTTAATTAGCGTCTGGCAATCCTTCCGCCCACTGTTTAGCCATTTCTTTGCCTTTTTCAGCTGGAGTGGATAAAGGGAATGCCGAATCTTTTGTTTCAAGCCCTGCGGTAACAATATTCTGTTTGATGCCTGAAAGATAGGTCGTAATTGCCGTTTCATCCATTTCGTCAGAAATAGCAAAACCTTCTTTCATTCGCCATTCAGGGATACCCAGTTCTTTTGCTTTTGAAGAGATTAGACTGTTTCTCTCAGCACGTGACTTTTCAGCCTTAAATGCGTCATTCTCGTTTTTTAACGTGGAATAACGCTGTTCCTGTTCAGCCTTGTACTTTTTGAACCACTCCGGCTCCTCGTTTTCTGGTTGCTGTTTGTTCTGCTCGCCCCCACCTGCAGCCTCTTTCTCCTTTGCTTTATTGACAGCATCAGTTACCCGTCTATCAATACCGCTCTGAAGAGAGGTTAAAAACGTTTTTTGCCCCTGTACAACAGTTGCCAAGTTATCTTCAGTTACTAGGCCTAATGCAGATAAAGCGTCAGCCTGTCCCTGCAAAATTTCATCGCTTAACCCTAGATTTGAGTACGCTAGTTTTAAAGCTTGGAAAATTTTTTCTTTCATGATTAGTTCTTTTATGCAAATCTTTTTAAATCAGCATAAAAATACAATGCGGTGAGTCTATATGAAAATTATCAGATTGCGAATGAACCACAATTCGCCAATTGTGGGAAATTTGCTATTTCTTTCCCTGTAAATAGGAAGTTTGAGGTAATTATGGATGGAAATAAGAGAAACGGGCAAAAAGAAAGGCGGATGTTAGTCCGCCTTATCTTTAGTTACTCTATTCTCTTTTATTCTCCTCAATATATCCTGTTCTCCACCAAAAGGTAAATAGAAATCAGATAATACGGTATTCATAAGCTTCGGAGCCAATAAAGCTCTTCCTGTAGCAAAGACATCAGGAACAAACTTTTCAATAAATTTATTTTGAACTTCAAATGTCGTTTTATCTTTTTCGTTTGGATATTTAATAATGTCATAAATATCACTTATACGCAATGTATAAGAATACTTTAATGACACTATATCAACATCTTGTGAATTCTCAGTTAATATATATTTTACTTGTGCATGAGCCGTTAAATATGATTTTTCTTCATTTACACTCATACTGATCCCAAAATAAGGAGACACGTTTTTCTCGCAATCTTCTTTAGTTTCAGGAAGCCTATCATAATCAACACTAAAACTATCTTCTTTTATTGAGACAATGCGCACCTGCAATTTCTTTTCCATATCAAAGCGATTCTGATTTAAATTTAAAATCATTATAATTACTTGAAGAATGCTTCCCTTTCGAAGGAATATTCATAGAGTCAACAGAAATAGGAAACATTACTATAATCGGCTCCTTCTTTGAAATTACTTCTATTATAGGCTCTTTTAATACATTCTCAATAGACTTTATTGTATTAATTGTAAAATTATGAGTACCTCTCATCCATTTACTAATTTCAGCATCAGATTTACCCAATAAAGTCGCTAAATCTTTTTGCTTTAACCCTTTGGATTCTAGAATTTCATGAATCCTATCAACTATTTCAAATGAAAAAGATATAAATTCTCTAGTTTCATTTGAAATACGTTTTCTTCTTGCTTCAAACAAACTATTCTTTTTCATGCGTTTTAAATCTTAAGTTTCCTTCTAATATTTTATTTTTATAACGAATCTGATCGTTTTGTTTTCGAGAATTAATAAACCGACTTGTTTCAATTAATAATTGAACATACCTTGATAATATTGGACTATCTTGCCAAGAATTAGCATCCTTTACATCGCCATTTCCTATAATCAACATATTATCGGATAATCTCAAACAATATAGCCTTATATTATTTCCAATCTCTATCGGGATAGCACATACTCCATCTCCATATCTACCTTCTGGCTTAAAATATCTTTCTAACGCTCCTTTCTCTGATATTTTTTCTAACCACGACAATATAACATCTATATCTTTATCAAATTCACATCCTTCTGGGAATTTAAGCAGAAACTTTTCAGCCTCTGTATACACATCACCTTTAAATCTGATTGTATAGAAGTTAATGTTGTCATATTCTTCAAATAATTCAATAGTATATTCTATTTCTTTCATAATTAACTTATAAGTTAACTGCACAAATATACAACAACAACAACAAACAACAGCACTTGTTTGATCACTAGCACCATTATTTTAAGTAATATTTAGATTATTAACAGTTACAGCACCTACATCTTCACTATCAAGAGTACCAGCTTAATCACTTAGATCAATATGATTACGAGCAATTATAATAACACAAATAAAAACCGCCCATCTTTAGACGGGCGGGAATAAGTTAAGAAGCTAATCTTTTGTATATCCATTTTCATCAAATTCAAAAGGCAATTCCATTTGTCCGATCTGCCTCATTTTCATCTTCTTAAAGTTGTCGCAGAATTGTTTCATGTTATCAGATACTTGAAATAAGGTAATTACCTTGTTTATCTGCTTTTCAAGGTTAGGCTCCCCAATGTCAAGGGTCAGCAGCTGATGGTATCGGCTGGTCCTGTTTCCTGATTCACTTTTGGGAGTTTTCTTCTTCAGTTCATCAAGAACACCGTTGGGTAGTTCTTCATAAATAAACATATTAGTCCATTTACCTATAATACCTGGTCTTTTCTTTATGCCATTTACTGTAAAATCCCAACCGTTCAGCCTAAATAGTTCTTTATAAAACACATCAGGAAAACGCTTCTGCCACGGAAGAAGCTCTTCTGAAATGTACGCCTTCAGAATCTTTTGGAGTTCATCCTTTTCTCGATCATATTGATAGCCTGTAGCTTCATCGACGAGTGCAATGATTCCTACTCTTGCTAGTGCCCTTATAATAATGTCAGATTGTGCGATAACAGCTTTTTGTCTACTACCTAATTCTATATTGTTTGTTACCGCATAATCTCTCACTTTAAGCATAATTTCGCATATTTCAGGTAGCACCGACGCTTCATATCCAGCAATTTTTTGAGCACCTCTATAACATAAAATAGGAGATATTTTCGCCGATAGATTTTCGTTTGATATACAAGAACTTACATGCTTAGAACTTAGTATTTCAGCTAATCTTCCCGACGACCTTTCTTTTTCATCATTTACGATTGCCAGAGCCTTTTGCATTCCAGATGTAGAAAGTATTCTACGCCCATCTTGTAAAACATAACAAGATATTTTTAATCCATTTAAATTTAACTCTCCGTCGTATTTTATTATATTCTTTTCTACCATGATATTTTATTTAAAGTTTTTCCATGCTGTCCGTGTTTTTGCCACAATGGATGGAAAGTTCGGATTGATGGTTTGATGTCCCCATGATTATATTGTGTTATTGGGATTTCAAATTATATTTTTTCCTAAAGACCATTCTTTTAAACCATCTACAAGAGTATAGACCACATCCCTATAACTTTTGGCAAGAACATCATTCTGATTATAATCATAGTCATTCCATTCAGCAATAGTTTGTTCCAATATATTATATAAACCAGAATCTAATGACTTTAACAAGCTATACCCTTTGGAATAATCAAAAGCTTTATTAGGGCAAGCTTTCATTGCAAAGTATTTACCAATATAAAAATCGACTCCTCCCGCTTGATATACCCCTTTAGATGTTTTTAAATTATCTCTTAAGATATTCATCTCTCTTTTAGAGAATTTACTAACATTATAATCTGTAATAAAGCGTTTAATGTCGTATCCCATATCCACATACAAAGGAAGCATTTTTATGTGGCTCAAACAATTAGACACATGGTCTACCAAAGGCGGTGTAAATATATTGTTTAGATGTGATGTATCTACCCAAAGGGATAACGCCCCACCTACATATACTCCCTTTATATCCAAATATACATGCAAAAGCTCATGGGCGAAAGTTGCAGGATCTAAGTCAAGTTGATCGACATATATAATATGCTTCCCCGATTGAGAAAACGTACCATATTCATTTTTTTCGCTTAACTCTAAATCTATTACCGCATTTGAGCTACAAAAGTCCCAAAGTTCTTTATTTTTGCCATCAATTAAGGAAGGCAATAAATTCTCGTATTCCATATTGTTATAAATAAAACCTAATACTCTCCTTTTAATGCATTTGCTAGACTATCAGCTGTACTTATTACAGATGTATCTTTATTTGTATTTTTCCTTATTTTAGCCGAATCTATATTTTTTTTATTAGATTGAATAGCCTCTTTTATTATTCCAACTAATTGCAAGTAATCTTTGTTATCCATATCTTTACTATATAGTATTTGATTGACATCCTTATCAAAAACATACAAATAGTTGCCTAAATCAAAATTACCACCTTTAGTTTTACATCTAAATTTATGTTTTGCTTCCCATCCAATAAAAGAACGACCAATTTTCTGTTTTCTTTCTTTTATTTTCACATATACATCGTCTGCTTCCTTTAATACATCATCCATCTTTTCAATATACTCATCAACCTTTCGTTTAGCCTCATTAAATTTATAAATTCCAAGCGAAGAATAGCTAACAGCCCATATTTCCATAGCACTTTTAGCGCTTTCATATTCTACTCTTTTATCTTCGAGTTCTTCGAACATTTCATTTATTCCACTTGCATATAATAAGGCTAACGTATCAGTATATATGGAAGTAAATGCACTATCTATTTTTGTCTCAATAGGTTCATAACTTGCAAAATCATATAGAGTTTTGAACATGTCTTGTTTTATAAGCTCTTGTGCTTTCTCTTCACGTGATTGACAGCCAAATAGTAGCAAGGAAACAAGAAGAAAAGATAATATTTTTTTCATAACTGCGTGTTTTTAGTTAGTTATACAATACAACAAAATAACATACAAACACACAAAAAAGCAAATTTTACTCGATTAATTTAAACTTAGAACCGCATTTTGGGCATATTATAGTGTTTTCTTCCTCTTTTTTACGTTCAAATAAGTCTGGTATCTCTACTTCTAATGCATCGGCTATTCTATTCAACACATCCAATGTCAAGTTTCGATTTAATGCCATAGATAACCCTGATTGAGACATATTCATTCTTTTAGCTACGTCTGCCATAGTCAATCCTTTTTCTTTTGCTATTTCTTTTACTCTTAACATAAACGTTATATTTAAATTTTGAGGCAAATATATATAATTTAATGTATATGTGGAAAGAAATACGATAAAATTCACATATACATGAAAAATAATCTTTCTTTTTCTTGCTTCATATTCACGCATGTGTTATATTTGCATCATAATTAATAACACATACGTGAAATAATAGAATTGTATATATGAAACGCTACAACTTATCAGAAATAATGCGCACCGCACATAGAACCTACAAGTATGTAGGCAAGAAGCAAGGTAAAACCTTCGGCGAGGTCCTAAAATCAACTTGGAGACTTGCCAAACTGGACGTAGCCAGACAGGAAGCGGACGCAAAACGCAAAGCTGAAGAGGAAAAGAGACTAGAATCTCTTAAAAACAGTAGGCCGGCAGAGGTGGTAAGGTATAACTTCTCAGGGGAGATATATAATCCTAGCAGCAGAGGTTACATGGGTACTCATTACGTAGGAGATTAATTAACGATGTGAGCAGGTGCTACGAACGCCTGCTCACCATAAACAACTTAATTATATGAATACATCAGTAGTTTACGACTACAAAGGTTGTCAAATTTCTTTTATGAGTGGCGAAAATGTGATGGTAAATGCTACACAGATGGCAAAGCCATTTGAAAAACGCCCTATTGATTGGTTGCAAAACCAATCATCAATAGAATATCTAAACGAATTATCCAAAGTGAGAAAAAGCACTTTGGCTGATTTAGTGCAAGTTACGAAAGGTGGCAATAATTCTGGCACATGGATGCATGAAGATGTCGCAATGGAATTTGCTCGTTGGCTATCTCCTGCTTTTGCTATATGGTGCAATGACCGTATCAAAGAACTCCTAAAGACCGGAGTAACGACCGTCTCTAATGACGATGAAGCAATAGCCTACGCCATGCAAGTACTAAACAGACGCCTAGAGCAAGCCAAAGCGGAGAAGCAACAACTGGAGCAGCAAAACGCCAAACTGCAACCAAAGGCAGACTTTGCCGACGCAGCCTTCGCCACTGACGACAAAGTAGACATAGGAATGTCCGCCAAGATCCTAAAGCTAGGATTTGGGCGCAATACCCTATTCGACAAGCTAAGAAAGGCAGGAATATTCTTCGCCAACCGCAATGAGCCCAAGCAGAGGTTCATCGATGCCGGCTACTTCGAGATGAAAGAGAAGTTCATCGAGCGCACCAACCATCCGGGATTTGTCGTCACTAAGGTTCTTGTCACCCAGAAGGGATTGGCTTATTTGAACCACCTGTTTGGCGGGAAACCTTCTGACGGAAAGCTGGCTAGGATAGTATAACCATCCCCTTTTCTCAATTCATATCGCGGTCCGTTTGAATGCCGGACAGCCAAAACTATATCCAAATACACGAAAAATAGAAAGTTATGAACGCACAACATTATACCCCAAGCGAGATAAGAGACGCCTTATACGTAGCAATAAGACAGAATGAAGAGATAAGCAGGATCGGCAGGGAAACCGCCATGGAAAGCCTGAGAGTAGCCCAAATGAGGGAGGAAGGTTCGAAGAGACTGGCTTCTGCCCTAGACAGATTTGCAGCCATATGCTGCGAATTGGGCGATATTCCACAGCAGGCAATGATGAAAGTAGTGAGATGCTCCGAAAAAACCAAACGTCCGAAATTCGACCTAAGAACGCTCAACGGGCATCTTGTAAGATAAGATAAGTCAGGGGACTTCGGTCCGACACTGAAGTTGACGCCAATCAGCGGGAAAGGGTAGCTTAGGGCTGCCCTTTCTTTATGTACGGATTCAGAGAATATACTTTTTATGCTCAATCAGCGCATTTGCAACGGTACGGGAAGCCCTCCTGCTGGTTATCTCACAATCCGCATTTCCCTGAATATCTTTTCTTTCTATTTCGTCAGAAGCAAGGGCTTCAATCAAACCAACTGCCGCAAGCTCAACTTTGCTCATGTTGTCACGTATGCTTTGATTTTTGGAAAGACCTTTCTTTGCCCGGATCACATTAGTAGTTCCTCCGTAGAGAGGCTCATATATGGCATTAGTGCAATTACGAAATCCATCACCCGATACACCATGAGCTGCCAATGTCCTTGTGAACATATTCCTAGTTCCGATAGATTTCAGACGTTCAGCGGTCCAATCTGCAGACTTTCCTCTTTTCTCGTATGCTTTTATGTAGCGTTGGCCAATTAGGTCCGGATTCTTTTCTTCTTCGATACGCTGGAAGAAAACTTCGTTCACTATTACCGCTAAATCCGCATCAAGATACTTTGCATATTCCAAAGCAACCTGCCTAATGCCATAAGTACCACCTCCTTTTCCACGTTTTGATTTTATAATGCCATTTTGGGCGGCATTTAGAAATCTGCATGCAGACACTATAAAGTCAGAACCTTGTTGAGTATTCTTCCAATCATTAGGTCTTTTAGCATCAGGACTTCCAGCGATTACCCATAAATCGTTAAGAGAATAAAAATCACCATCTCTACCAATATTCTCTAAAATATTAGCGTCATACTTTTTAATTTCTGCTTTCTTTTTCATAGATTTGCATTATTAAATAGTTAATACTATCCCCATTAGCGGCTCGGACACTTCCGCTTCTGGGGATTTTAATTTGTCTTGGTTCAAGCAACGTTTCTCTCCCGAACCATATTAGAGATAATAGCGTAAACCTTATCCAAGATGTTGTTTCTTTCCGCTATTTCAAGTTTTGTTTCTCCCTTGAACTTTTTCTTGTAGTTACCGATGGAAATGTGATAGAGGTAATATAATTGCTCGTAAACCTTGTGCCAAACGTCTTGTTGTCTGGTATTGGTTGCCGAAGCATATTTGTTCACCAGTTGACGGATCTTATCACGAAGAGATATTTCCGGCAGCTTTTCAGATGAAACAGCAACCGCTAACAGTAATTGCCCATTTTCTTCCCTCTCCTGCTCCATTGCGTCCAGTCTCTTCTCTACGTTTTCGATCCGTTTACTTTGCTCAAGCAAAGCTTGTGCGGACTGAACAAGGATTTCAAGCTGAGATAACGGTTTTTGCTGTTCCTTCAGGGCTTTTTCCATTGCATTGAAAGCTGCAATATAGTCAAGTTTAAAGCGCATAGCCTTTTTCCCGGTAAATCCCATAGCTAACAAAGTAAAGCCATCACGATTCATTATAAACATTGGGTATTCTTGCCTATTTT